TGTTTTTGTTCCCGTTACAGTGCCTGCACTTGATAATGTAAAATCTTCTTCTATTTGATCCCAGTTATCATCAAGACCAATAATTGTAACGACTTTTCCATTATCATCAGCACCAACTTGTGCTGCCACAAGAACTCCTGGAGTATCAAAAGCACTCCAAGGATATAAAGTATCGGATTTATCCCAAACTGATGCTGTAGTGTTAGTTGATTGCGTTGGAGTTGCTCCAAACTTATGAACTGTTGATGCTCCTCGCGTTTTTCCACGAGAAACATTCAAATCAAACTGTTCATCCCAAATGTAATTCTTAAAACCCATTATCAATCACTCCAAGATAATCTTTCTGGTCTGTATCTTTGTGCGTTTTTAACTGTTACTGAATTTTGTGAAATCGGATATACATTATGAACAATTGCTCCAGGATATTCCCCCTGAAGTTGCTCTGCTAATTCATTTTTATTCATCATCTTACCTTCTACTTCCATACGATACAATCTACCTTGCCAAACTATATCTGCAAGAAAAGATTCAGTTGTTTGTTCTGGTTGAGAAGAACTATTCATATAGAGATTTCCATTAAAATCTCCAGCGATATTGATACTTTCTGATAGAAACTGTTGAAAACTTTTCATTATCTACACCTCCAACGACGTAGTGCTCTGTTAATTCTTGAATCTGGGTCTCTTGCAGTTTTTGTAGAGGTTAATTTATCCTTCATACCTTTCATACGACGGCAAAATCCTGCACGACGCTTTGCTCTTTTTCCAGTTGGATTTTTTTCAGTTACCGCAGTCTGAAGTTTTGAACCTGGATTTTCACGACGATATATGTTAACCGTTTCACGACTCATACCGTGAGTTCTATCTTTACGATTTGCTGATTGCCAATCTTCACTAAAAGATGCTTTTCCATACTTATCTCCAGCGTCTTTAATTGCTTTTAGATCTAGTTTTGGTTTTGGTTTTGTAGCACTTGCAGGAATTGTGTCACCAACTTTATAAGCACCTTTTGGTCCACCAGAATATGCCCCAGATTGACTTGCTTTAGGCATTACATAATTTCCTTGTTCAAATAATTCCTTTCTCCAATCCGAATACTCTTCCTTTTTCACACAACGATTATATCTTTTTCCAAATAAGGTTTGTGTTCCAGTTTTTTCATATCCTTTCCAACATTTTTTTGACGCTTCTCCAATAAGACTACTACCTATACCATTTGAAGGTTTTAAAGGTTCTGATTTTACTATATCAATAAACTGCACATAATGATTTCCATTAGCGTCTTCAATAGAAACTGACTCTACTTTATGTTCTCCACTTTCTAAATAATCTGCCGCAGTATCAATATAATCTGCTGCTTTTGTGATTTTTGATTGAACCCATGCTTCAATATTACCTTCTCCCTTTACTTTTTTTCTTAATCTTTTAGCTGCAGAAATAATTGTCGAAAGTTCAGACCGAGCCATAGAATACTCGTGATCTTTTTCTTCATTGGCAGGATGAACTTGTGCAATATTAAACTTTTCTTGATTTGAAGGCTCTAATGGTAATGAAAACATAGACCAATACTTAGGTCCATATTTACACTCCTTAGAAAGTTCCATTTTACTGCATTTTGGACAATATCTCTTCTCATTTTCATATATTGGAGAATTCCAATCATATGAAAGAGCACTACCATCTACAGATTCTGTTTTGTTCCCCCAATTTGAAGCACCAACTTTACGGCACTTAACAAGTGCTCCTGAGGCATATGCACTTGGCCAAACATCATATCTTGCTTTTACTTTATGATAACAAGCGTCTTTAGTACCACTACCTTTTCCTGGTTTATCTTTAACTTCTTGAAGATTCATATCTCCCTCTGGTGTGTAATCTGTTTTTACATAAGTTGGTTTTGCTGCACCAGATTTGTTTGGTTGATTTGGATCTTGACGGCGTTTTCTTGCCTGAGCAGCGAGTCTTTGTGCTTTAGTCATAGAAGCACGTCTCCAAGATGGAACACATTTTGGTGTAGCAGTTTCTCCTTCTTCTCTTGCACAAGCATCACCATCTACAACATCAACCCAACCAGGTTTTCCTTTTTTACCTTTTGATTCAGATTTACCATACCAATCACGAAGACCCTCTTCATTTATTTTTACATCTTTAAATTTTTTGTGATGTTTTTTAGCGTCTGCTTCCATTTTTTTTAAACGAGTATAATAATCTGGAATTTCATCTAAGTGTTGGAGAGCAATTTCCCTAGCAAGTTCATGATTTTTTGTATGTTCATGCTCAATTTTTTCTCCCATATCCAATTGTTTTTGGATAAAAGATACGCTTAATCTATGTTTTTTTGCAATTTGTTGTACAGTTTTAAATGACTTCAATTGCTCCTTTAGGGATTTTTTACGTCCTTGACAATGAGCACGTTGAGAAAATCCTTTTGGATTATCACAATCTATTGATCTTTTGTATTTTTCAGACCAACTCATGAGTTTTAAGATTCTTCTTTATTATTTAGAAAACCTTGCTTTAGTAGTTTTGATAGTTCTGAAGTAGATCCAACAAATAAAGCATTGTTTGTTACATTATTTGTTGTCGTTTTAACATTTGAATTTTCAATGTCTTTCATCTTCTTCTGTAAGTCTACCAATTTATCAGTAACATCACCTACACTTTTAATTAGTTGCCCAGCAACTTCATAAGCTCTAGGACTCCCACCTTCACCTGCTAACTCTAAAATTCCATTAATTGCTTCCTGTCCTTTTTCTATTAAAGAATATAAATTTGATCTTGTATAGTCATAGTCTTTTTGAATATCAAAAGTTTCTGATTTTATAACTTCTGTGTTTTCTGTAGATTTAACTATGCCATTTTTAGCAAAATCGTTTTTTATGTTAAGGCTTTCACCAATTGACTCAAAATTATCAGACATATTATTCTATATCAATTTTTCTAGTTGGACTATATGTAGCACCGTCGTTAAAGAAAAATGTTTCTTCACTAAATCCAAAATCATCTCCTGGAACTATTTGTAAATTATCATTAGTAGATAAAATATTAATAGTTTCTCCTTGACTATGCTCAGCAGGAGATGTGTTGTCATAACCTCTTCTCACAGTTAATGTATTGCCTGATTTTGACTTAACATACATTATTTCAGTATCAATAATAATTCTATCTCCAATTGAAATCAAAGAAGAATTACTTACATCTATAGATTCTTCTTGTACATTTAAGTTTTCTTGTAATGTGGCAGAAGAATCGGAGTCATAATCTTTCATTGCAGTTGGAGTAACTGTGTATCTTACCTCTCTCTTTGAATTATTAATATTCGTATTTGAATGATAATCAATTTGAACCTTACGAATAAGACCCTCTGCATCATTAGCAATTGGTCCAAACATAAAGGTTTTTGCGGTAAATTGTAAAGTATAAATTAAAGCCCTTCTTGTTGTTAGGTCTCCCTCATAGTCGTCTTGAATATTAATTGAGTCTAAAACAATAGCAATATCTTTTTTTTCTCCAATTGAATCTATTAAATCTACTGTTAATGAAAATGAAGGTTGAAAAAATGGCAATATTTGCTCTATAATTTGAAGCATATCGTCATTTAATTTTGTTAAGATATTCAATTCAAATTTTAAATTGTAAGGAACTGGCATGTATACCTTTCTAATCTTATCGTTAGTTCCTACAGCAGAAAATGTTTGAGTTACCGTACTTTTTCTAGAGGGATCATATTCAATACCATTTAATTCAAATGACATTCTTGGTAATGTTATTTGAATTGGTTTATTTAAATTTGGTTGCTGCTCTATCCTTGCTAAGAATTTTTGCATTGGACCATATGCCAAAGGAACTCTTAGTTCGCTGATAACATCAGAATCTGAATCTGTATGTTTTATATAAATTTGATTAAAAAGTGTTCCAAAAGAAACAACTGTTTTGCGAATGATTTCGTGATAAAAATAAGTTCCTAACATCAATAATTACCGAACGGATTTGATTGTGAAAAATCTATTATGAGATCTGCCTCTTCTTCAATCTCATCATTTTGACTATATTTATCATATATATCTCTCTTGTCATAAGTATCAATCGAATACACTGCAGATGAAGCAGTACCAACAACTAATTCACATGGAACAAATTGTCCGTCTGTAACTGAAATCTTTAATTCTCCTGTAACTGCATCCCAAGATTTAACTCTTCCTTTTGCACCAGAAGTAGATCCAACAACTATCTCATTAAACCTATATGTTCCGATTCCACTAATTACTGGTGGATTTGCAATAGTAACTGTTGGTGCTTGAGAATAACCAATTCCTGGGTTAGATAGTTTTATTGAAGAAAGATCATTAGTTAAGTTATTAATTATTGAAACTGCTGTTGCTGTTACTCCATAACCAACTCCGTCTAAAGGAGTTGACAAAGTAACCACAGGATTGCAAGGATAACCGTCTCCAGGGTCAGTGACAAATATTGAGGTAACGCCACTTCTAACTGTTTCTATTGAACAAGTTGCAGCAGCTCCAGATCCACCACCTTCTGAGATTCTTATAGAAGGTGCTATTGTATAACCATATCCTGCTCTTGTTAAAAGTATTTTTTCTAAAGAAGTTACTCTACCAACGGTTGTTAAAATTCCAACTCCAACAGCAGTTCCTCCATTTACCGGTGAAGGTGAAAATGTTATTGTTGGTGTATAAGTAAATCCACTACCGTCATTATTAATAAATATTTCTCTAACATAACCAGTTCCAATCGTGGCGGAAGCTGTTGCAGTTTTACCAATACCTATTAAATTCAGTGTAGTAATAGAACCCTCGGAAAGATCGTCTATTTCTTCAATAGAAGTATCAAGAACTTCATCTTCATATTCAAATAGTTCACATTTTAGTTCATAAACATAATTTTTTCCCAATTGATAAAAAGGTTGCTCATGCTCTACAAATTTAACTTCAAATAATCTTTTTCCTAGTGGGAAATATATTAAATCACCTTCTTTTGGTCTATGTGCAACTTCTTCTGGAATTTCATTATCGTTTTCTGCAATTAAAAATGGTGCAATGAAATTTTCAAAAACTTCTTTGGAAATGATAAGAGATAATTCGTCTCTTAATGACATTCCAAATTTTGTCATAATATCTCCTGCTCCACCATACCCTTCATAGTTATTAACGTAAGCTTCTATTAAAAAACTATCGTCAAATTTAGAAGATGTAATTTCTCTAAGTATGTTATCTCTTTTTACAAAT